GAGCAGCGAGGAAGAAATGAAAAAGACCAAGGCTGAGAAGAAGATCAGTAAGGTTATGACCGAGTTCGGCAAAGGACAGCTCCACTCTGGTAAGGGTGGCCCAGTTGTCAAGAGTCAGAAACAAGCGGTAGCGATTGCCCTATCTCAAGCTGGCAAAGCTAAAAAGAAATGACTGCCGCTTGGACTAGGAAAGAGGGTAAGAACGCTAAGGGTGGCCTGAACGAGAAGGGTCGGAAGTCTTACGAGGCTGCAAACCCTGGGTCTAACCTAAAAGCTCCCGTGAAAAGCGGCGATAACCCGCGTAGAGCGTCTTTCTTAGCGAGAATGGGTAACATGCCAGGGCCAGAGCGTAAACCTGATGGTAGCCCTACTAGACTGCTTCTCAGTCTAAAGGCATGGGGTGCAAGTAGTAAGGAAGATGCAAGAGCGAAAGCAAAGGCAATCTCGGCGAGGAACAAAAAGTGAAGCGTAGGAAGGGTCTGCTAGACGAAGAGAAGTTTTTGCCTCCGCTGCCGGAACAGTTACCGAGAGGTGTGAGTTCGCTTCCAGGGTATGGGCAGACGAGTCCTGTAGCACAGGGTCTACTAGGGTTTACAGGTAGGAATCCGACGTATTCGGTGATGAGTCCAGAAGCTCAGCAGATGTCTGATGCTTACAGACTGGGTGAGCAGGCAAGTGTTGCTAGTCAACTGTATAGCTCGGTTGCGCCGTTCGCTGTAGCGGCTACTTTAGCTAAGGCAGGCCAAATTCCTGGCGCAAGTATGGCTGTACAAAGGTCGTTAAGTTCTGCTCCGAGAGACGATGCTCTAGAGATAGCGAGACAAAACGCTGTAAAGATGCTCGGTTTACCTGAAGCAAACACAGCGATGGATCGCGCTAGGGCAATGGGTTTTGTTGATGCTTATCATGGCACAACTGGGGATATTAGAAACTTTGATAAACAATTCAGGGGTGCTACAACTGGTGCGCCGTCAGCAAAAAGGGCTGACTTTGCCGCCTCAAAGCCACAAGTTGCTGTTGGATATTCTTTACTTGGAGAAGGTAGAGAAATAAACGCTATCAACAGAGAATTGGCTGCTGCTGAAAAAGCTAGAGATTGGAACAAAGTAGATGATCTAACCGTCAAGTTAGAAGATGCTACTTTTAAGCAAAGAGACATTGCCGCAAAAGTGTCAGATGAAAGATTCGAGGCTGAGAAAAAATTTGGCGATGTTTTGAACAAGTATGGCGTACAGCAAGATTTCTATTCAAATAGACCACAGTTAGGGGATTACAAAGAAGAATCAGAAATGCTGGCAAGAATGGCTGTAAGGAAAGAGGCTTACGATAAAGCCTTGGCGAAAATTCCTTCTGCTGTTGACCAAAATAAACTATGGGAAAGGTTTGAGAAGGCAAACGGAGGTAGTGTTCTTTGGGATACTCCCGAAGAGTACAGAAAAATACTTGCGAACATTCAAAAGAAAGACCCTGACGCGGCTCGACTCTATAAAGCGAGTAACGAGGGTGGATGGGAAAACCTCCCAGAGTTTCAAAAAGACCCGAAAGCCTTAGAAGAATTAAATAAGGCGTTCAGCGACATAAAGTCATTAGATGCTGACTATTACGCTCTTGGAATACCTCAAGGTGCTAACGTCATGCCTTTGATGATAAGAACAGAAGGGATGAATGTAAAAGACTTTAAGGGGTCAAGATACAGAGATGAAAGTTACAATGAGCTTATAAAAGAAGCTATTGCACAACGTAAACCAGGTGTCGTAATGAAACAAACTTACGACCCTGGACAAAAAGCATATGACGAACTGACAGACATTTACGCAATTACAGATCCGTCTCGCATTAGGTCTAGGTTTGCCGCCTTCGATCCAGCAAGAGCAAAAGAAGCTGACTTGCTAGCAGGAATAGGCACAGTAGGAGCCGGTTTACTTAGTCCTGCTGTCTTAGAGTATCTTCGTCGCAGAGATGAAGAAGGCATGTAAAGCGTTGCTAATAAACAACATATGAACAACAAAGTATTGGAAGATGGTGAAAGAAAGCTACCTCCTGCTGCTGGCATGGGCAGGGCTAAGGGAGTGCCTAACAAGAGCACTGCTGCGGTGAGAGAGGCTATCGCTAAGATGGCGGAACTAAACGCACCTCGTTTTGCTATATGGCTAGACGAAGTAGCGCAGAAAAGCCCAGAAAAGGCTTGCGATATTTACTTGCGGGCTATTGAGTACCATATACCTAAGTTGGCAAGAACAGAGGTAACAGGTCAGGACGGGCAACCAGTTGCTTTACAAGTGACATGGGCGCAACAAGAATAGTCATTCCGTATGCACCGCGAGCGCAACAGCTACAGATCCACCATGCGCTTGCAGACAAGCGATTCGGAGTCGTTGTGGCTCATCGTCGTATGGGGAAATCAGTCTCTGCTGTCAACCATCTCATTAGGGCAGCAATAGAAAATACGAAGGAGGCTCCAAGATATGCGTTCATTGGGCCTACCTACTCTCAGACCAAACGAGTTATCTGGGATTACCTCCTCAAGTTTACCGAGCCCCTCAACGCCACCGCGAATATTGCAGAACTTCGGGTTGATTTCTGGGGTAGACGCATCCAACTTGCGGGGTCTGATAACCCAGACTCTCTTAGAGGACAGTATTTTGACGGCGTTGTATTCGACGAATTCGGCGATCAGAACCCTAAAATTTGGTCGGAGGTGGTTCGTCCGGCCTTATCGGACAGAATGGGATGGGCGTTATTCCTCGGAACCCCAAAGGGAAACAACCACTTTAAGAGTTTGCGAGACCATGCAGAGCAGCATAACGATTGGGCACTGCTTGAGTTCCGAGCATCCGAAACTGGTCTTATCCCTCAGACTGAACTCGATGCAGCCAAGTCCGAGATGGGAGACGACAAGTACCTGCAAGAGTTTGAGTGTTCCTTTGACTCAGCAATCGAAGGAAGTTACTACGGACAACTCCTCAATGAGTTACCGTCTGAGCGATTCCATGACATCCCTGTAGATGGATTAGCCAAAACTTATGCAGCCTGGGACTTGGGGATAGGCGACTCCACTGCAATCTGGGTTTGTCAGAGAGTGGGCTTAGAGACACGACTCATTGACTTTGTAGAGAACCACGGCCAAGGACTCGATTGGTATGTCAACTGGCTGAGAACAAATCACTACGAACTGGCCGAGCAGTTACTGCCTCACGACGTACAAGTCCGAGAGCTAGGCTCAGGAAGATCGAGGCTAGAACTCTTACAAGAAGCAGGGCTAAACATCACGATTGTGCCGAGAATGGGTGTTGACGATGGGATACAAGCCGTGAGAAGGCTAATTCCTTATTGTTGGTTTGACTCCAAGACTAAGCGTGGAGTGGACGCACTAAGGAATTATCGGCGACAATACGACGATAAGCGTCAAGTTTATTGGGATAAGCCTCTTCACGACTGGGCATCTCATGCGAGCGACGCATTTCGGTATTTAGCAGTTGGTATGTCCGAGACAACATCTTGGTCTAAGCCTCTGAAACCTAACGTAAGCTGGGTGGTGTAATGGACGACGGTAGACTTAAAGCAATACTTCAAGGCGAAATCGACAACGCCATAGGCTTTCTTGAGACCGAGACGGTCGAGCAGCGTAAGAATGCGCTTACTGCCTACATGCGTGATCCCTACGGGAACGAGGTAGAGGGTCGCAGCCAGATCGTAACCGGAGAGGTTGCGGAAGCGGTAGACGGGATGCTTCCGCCTCTCATGCGTTTGTTTACTTCTGCTGACCAGATCGGTGTATTCGAGCCTGTAGGCCCAGGTGATGAGCCTTTAGCCCAACAAGCCACCGAGTACACGAACTGGGTGCTCATGAAGCAGAACCCAGGCATCTCGATCATGCACGACTGGTTCAAAGACGCGATCCTTCAGAAGGTCGGGGTTATCAAAGCCTACTGGGATGATTCGATCTCTGTTACTAAAGAGCAGTACGCAAACCTTACCGACGATGAATTGGCTCTTATCATGTCTGACGGCACGATGGAGATCGCAGCACAAGAGACGGTTGAGCAGGATATTGACGGTCAAGTCATGCGCGTCCATAACGTAGCGCTGATGAAGAAAACAAAGGCCGGAAAGATCAAGATTGAGAATGTGCCTCCCGAAGAGTTCTTGATCTCTAAGGCAGGCAAGACCGTAAGAGATACACCTTTCGTCGCGCATAGAAAACTCATCACAAGGTCTGATTTAGTTGCGATGGGGTTTGATGCTGAGATCGTGATGAATCTGCCTGTCTACAACGATCTTGAGTTCTCTGCTGAGTATATTGCTCGATACAACCGAGACGAGCAGCCTTACATGGAACCAAGTCTTGATAAGTCCATGCAGACGGTTGAAGTGTTTGAGTGCTACCTAAAGACTGACTACGACGGAGATGGGATTGCAGAACTAAGACGGGTTCACTTTTCGGGGAATGAAATCCTAAGCAATGAAGAAACCGACTATGTTCCGTTTTACACTCTCTGTCCTATTCCGATTCCTCATCGCTTCTTTGGGGATTGCCCTGCTGATCGTACAGTTGATCTCCAGCTTATCAAGACTACTCTAACGAGGCAGATGCTTGATAACCTGTACCTACAGAACAACTCTCGTATGGGAGCGGTCGAAGGCCAGGTAAACCTCGATGATCTCTTAAGCGTTACGCCTGGTGGTGTGGTTAGGATGAAGAATCCTGGCGCGCTTGTTCCTATTCAAGTCAATCCTGTTGCTCAACAGGTATTCCCGTTCATGGAGTACCTGGATTCGATCCAAGCCAAGCGTACTGGCGTTACAGAGGCTTCCCAAGGGTTAGACCCCAACATCCTACAGAACGTGACTGCTGCGGCCATAGCAGCCCTTACGCAAGCCTCACAAGGCAAGATTGAGTTAGTCGCTAGGATCTTCAGTGAAACAGGTGTAAAAGACTTATTCAAAGGGTTATTACATCTTTTATGCAAGTACCAGGACAAAGCAGTCATCATTCGGATGCGCGGCCAGTATGTTCAGTACGACCCGCGAGAGTGGTCGAACCAGTACGATTGCACAGTGAATGTCGGACTTGGTACGGGGAACATCGAGCAAAAGATGGCGATGCTTTCGATGGTTCTTGCAAAGCAAGAGCAGATCATTCAAGCGTACGGCCCGAACAATCCTTTAGTGTCTGTCTCGCAATATCGTGCGACGCTCGGAAAACTGATTGAGGCAGCAGGCTTTGCAGACTCGGCTGAGTTCTTCAAGCAAGTGACCCCAGAGGTTGATGCTGCACTTGCACAACCTCAGCAACAAGGCCCAGATCCTGCCGTACAAATGATGATGGCACAGGCTCAGGCGGATATTGAGATCAAGCGTCAAAAGGCTATGGCCGACATTCAACTCGCAAGAGAGAAAGCACTGGCAGAGTTAGAACTCAAGCGCATGGAGTTCGAGGCAGAAGCGCAGATGAAGGCTATGAAAGTCGGCGCAGGCATTACGTCTAACATTGAGATACCAGGATAGATCATGGCACTTCCCGCACTACCTTCTGGCTGGACAAGCTACACGCCACAGCAAAAGATCTCGTGGTTTAACTCAAACGGAACGACGATTGAGGAACTAGTTGGCGCGGGTGTGCCGGAGTCAGACATCACTTGGATGCTCAGTAACGGTTACAACCCGCCTGCTCCAGTGGTTCAACAGCCTATCCAACAAGAACCGGTTTACACGCAACCAGAACCTGTTTATCAGGAACCTGTTTACCAAGAACCAGTCTATCAAGAGCCTGTGTATACACCGCCGGTATACACCCCGCCTCCTGCACCAACTTACAACATCTTTGGATTGCAGTGGAACTCTGCCGCGCCTCTGTCTACTAAACAGGGTTACGTCCAAACGCTTTTGCAGGCTGGTATAACTAGCGACCAGATCAAGGCAAAGATTGCTGAGTTAGACCCTGCCAATGCTAATCAAGCGGCATATGACTTGTTGGGCATACCTTCTGCGCCTCCTCCTGTAACCACAACGAATACAACAAACACCACTAACACGACTGGCTTGCTCGGCGGGAATACAACTGTTCCAACAACGACAGTAACTCCGCCAACGACAACCGTAGTTGAGCAGCCAAGAAATACATCTCAAGACGCAGTTACGCTCATGGCAGCGCAGTTAGGTCTTGGATTGCCTAATGAGTGGCAGTATTACACCCCCCAGGATAAAGTTAACTGGTTCAACGCTAATAAAGTTACTGAACAAACGCTTAGGGATTACAAGGTTCCAGAGTCAGACATAAGCTACGCAAAGACGCTTGGACTAGGAACGACAACCGCGCCGCCTCCATCTTGGGATTTGCCAACAGGGATGACGCTTCCCAGTGGTTGGTCTACGTTCACAGGCCAACAAAAGGTTGATTGGTACAACCAGAACAAAGTCACAGCAGACATGCTGCGAGCAATGGGAGTACCTGAGACTGATGTGCAGGGCGCTATCACTCTTGGTTTAGGCCAAACAACCACGCAACCTCCTGCTGGCACGACTCAACCTCCGCGCACGTTCAACCCTGCGGACTACATGCCACCTACGTTTAACCTGCCTGCAACTAACTTTGTGCCTTTTGCTACAGGTGGTGGACAGACAAGTCTTGCTGCTCCTACTACAGGGTTCTTTTATAAGACAACACCTACAGAACAGGTTCCTTTCCAGTTCCAGTCTGGTGCTGCTGGCTACACAAACCTTCGTCCAATGACGCTAGAGTTTGGTATCCCGCAGGCTGTTTCTCAGGTTCAACAGTTTCAGCCTGGTTATTTCAACCAAGCAGGGATTCTCCAGAATTACGACTGGGCCAAGACCAACACGCAGTTAGCGCAACAAGCCGCACAAGAAGCTCAACAGCAGGCAGCGCAAGATGCCAACGTATCCCAAGGCGGCGCGATGGGAGGCAAGATCGTAGGCTTTACAGACTACGAAGAAAAGCCAGATGGCGAGGTCGGTTACGAGAAAGGCGGAAAGATTCGCTCGTTACTCGGGCCTAATCCAGACGGGCCAGACGAGGGTTATGCAAAGCTACAGCGTGGCGAGTATGTCATTCGCAGGAAAGCAGTAAACAAGTACGGTGAGGACTTCTTAGAAGCCCTAAACGAAGCAAGAATGCCTAAAGAGAAACTAAAGAGCCTGCTATGACACAACGATGGGAACGAGCAAAAGCATTACTTGGTGATGAGTTTCTGACAGAAATCTTCGATGAGTTGGAAAAAGACAACATCGAGCGTATCATCAATAGTAATCCTGACGACATTGACTTACGCGAAGAGTCATACGTGGCAATTCGCGCAGTGCGTCAGGTTAAGGCGCGTCTCGAATCTGTTGCCGCCGAAGGCGAGATAGTGAAGAGACGATTTAAGATTTTTAAGTAGAGGTTAGTGTATGGAAAGCAGCAACCCGCAAGGGACTAGCTTGACAGTGGGACAGGCAGCAGATGCCTTCTTGGGTTTAATGGGCGGTGGCGAACCTCCTCCGGAGCAAGTTCAAGACCAGTCGGAAGAACAAGAGGTTGCGGCCAGTGAATCCGAATATGAGGAAGCAGTAGAGGAAGTTCAGGAAGAGGAACCGCGCTTTACGGTGAAAGCCGCAGGTGAAGAGCGTGAAGTGACCCTCTCAGAACTTATCGAGGGCTACCAAAAGGGTACGGATTACCATAAAAAGACTAACGCGCTTGCCGAGCAGCGTAAGGCTGTAGAGGCTGAAAAGGCCGCTGTAGAGCAAGCAAAGCAGGCGAGAGACGCATATTCTCAGCGTTTGCAGGCTATGGATCAGTTCCTAAGCCAACAGATGCGTGGTGAGGATATTGAAAGTTTGAAGGAAACCGACCCGATTGCGTATGCAGTCAAGGTCGCAGAGCAGACTAGGCAAAAAGAGCAGATTCAACAGATTCGTGCTGAACAGCAACGCATTGCGAGAGAGCAACAGGCAGAGCGTGAGGCGCATCTTGAGAAGCACTTAGCCGAAGAAGCGAAAAGGGTAGCCGAGGCGATCCCTGAGTACGCACATCCTGAGAAGGGTGAGAAGGTTCGCTCTGAACTTCGTAGCTTTGCAAAGAGTATTGGTTACTCGGATGCAGAGCTAGCAAATGCAACAGACTCTCGCGCTGTGTTGACGTTGTGGATGGCAAGTCAGTACCAGAAACTGCAAAAGGCCAAGCCTGGTGTAACCAAGAAGGTTGCTGAGGCTCCCAAGATGCTAAAGGCTGGTAATGCCACGGGTAAGACCATAGCAACAGAAGCAGCAAAACAGGACTTTGCGCGACTAAGAAAGACTGGTTCTCGACAAGACGCTGCAAGGGTTTTTGAAAGATTTTTGTAATTAGGAGTTTGAAATGACTGTTCCTTCAGGTACATTCCAGACCTTTACCGCTATCGGTCAGCGTGAAGATCTAACCGATGTTATTTACAACATCAGCCCGACCGAGACACCTATCCTTTCGTCGCTTGCTCGCACCAAAGCAACGGCTGTCTACCACGAGTGGCAGACCGACACGTTGGCAGCAGCAACAACCAACAACGCACAGGTTGAAGGTGACGACGCAACAGCAGCAACCATCAGCCCGACGACTCGTCTCGGTAACTACACACAGATCGTTGCTAAGACGATCCAGGTGTCAGGAACGATGATGGCAGTTGACCTTGCAGGTCGCCGCGCAGAGAAGGCTTATCAACTCTCGAAGGCTTCGCAAGAACTCAAGCGTGACCAGGAAACCATCATTTCTGCCAACCAAGGCCGTAGTGCTGGTAACTCGTCCACTGCTCGCAAGATGGGTTCGCTTTTGTCTTGGCTCAAAACCAATTCGAACTACAACACCAGTGACGGCGCTAACCCCACCACCATCGGTGTTTCGACCCGTTCGGACGGTACGACCCGTACCTTTACCGAGGCAATCCTCAAGGATGGCGTTCAGCAGGTTTACACCTCTGGCGGCAGCCCCAAGATCCTCGTGGTTGGCCCTGCACTCAAGCAGACCGTTTCGGCCTTCGCAGGTATCGCAGCACAGCGTTACATGGCTCCTTCTGACGCACCGACGACCATCATCGGAGCGGCTGATGTGTACCTGAGCGACTTCGGTTCGATCTCTGTAGTCCCAGATCGTTTCGTTCGTAGCCGTGACGCGTTCATCCTTGATCCGGAATACGCAGCAATTGGTTATCTGCGTCCCTTCCAGACCAACGAGCTTGCCAAAACTGGTGACTCCGAGAAAACTCAGATCCTTGCTGAGTTCACGATGGAGATGCGTAACGAGGCTGCTCACGGTATCCTGGCTGACCTCAAGACAGCGTAACAAAAACTGTGGTAAAAAAGAGGGAGGCGTAACAACCTCCCTTTTTTTATGCTCAAAACTAAATTTCATGCAACCGACGACCAGTATGTCTTTGAGCGAACTCAAGACATAACGGATATTGTTGAGCAGAACAAAGCACTTTATAACGCGACAGATGAGCGAGAGCGTTGGGGTGAGTGGACGCGATACGCTCAACTGCCCTTTGCGGTGGTTGACGACCTAAACAAACAAGGAATCATGCGAGGCTTTGCTATCGCAGACGAGAAGAAGTTCAGGGCGTGGATGAACGACCCAGAGAACAGACACTTCAGAACTAGACCAGGGAAAGTATGAAGATAGCCTTTTGTGTCCCATGTCGGGACACGATGATGACGGGGACTGCCTTCGACATGGCTCGACTGGCAGCATATGACGGGGCCAACAGATGTGCGACAACAGGCGGATCTTTCCTCTTGTATACCGCACCAGGAACACTCATCTTTAGTCAAAGAGAGTCATTAGCCAAAGAAGCGTTAGCAGACGGTGCTGAGTACATTCTTTGGGTGGACTCGGATATGAGGTTCCCTAAGAACACGTTAGAACGACTGTTAGCTCACGGCCAAAAGATCGTCGGGGTGAATGCAGTCACAAGACGTAAACCTGTTCTACCGACAGCGATCAACTTTCACGAGGATAAAGAGATCTTCGAGAAGATCGAGAGTCGAGGTAAAAAGGGTATCGAAGAGGTGACTGCTGTGGGTTTTGGGGTTGTGCTAACCCATAAGTCTGTGTTTGACGCTATGCCGCAGCCTTGGTTTGATGTAGTATGGGGGGCGGGTGGTCTAATTGGCGAAGATGTGCATTTTTGCGTGAAAGCCTTGGATCACGGGATAAAAACTTTCGTGGATCACGAATTGAGCCTCGAAATAGGACACATCGGGACGCACGAATACCGGTGGAGCGATGTCGAATATGGCCCTAAGCACCTACAGCGATCTGCAAACAACGATAGCTAATTATCTCTCGCGAGATGATCTTACTTCCGCGATCCCTGACTTCATCCAACTCGCAGAGATTCGACTCCGTAGAGATTTACGCTTGCGGCAAATGCTTACGCAAACATCGGTTACGGCGACCGGTGGAGTCTCGACAATTAACCTCCCTAGTGACTTCCTGCAAGCAAGGGATGTGTACGTTGACTCTGACCCCGACTTCCCTATTACGTTCTCAACGCCGAGCATCTTCATTCGGAACGGTAGGACGAACCAAAGTGGTGTACCGGCTTTCTATACCGTCCTTGGGTCTACGATTCAGTTTGCCCCAATTCCTGACAGCGATTACACGATCAAGATCCTGTACTACGCCTCCCCTACGTTTCTTTCTACAAGCAACACGACAAATCTCTGGCTTACGACCTGTCCGGACGCACTTCTCTATGCGTCATTAGGCGAAGCAGAACCTTACTTGATGAACGATCCCAGGCTACAGACCTGGGGTACGCTTTATGATCGTGCGATCTTCTCGCTAACAAGGTCTGACGAAGAGAGTCAGTATTCAGGTGTGCCGCTAACCATGACGGTGGCGAAGCGATGAGAGTTAACTTTGGCGAGTGGCTACCAGATCAACCTGGGGTCGCTGGTGCGCTTGTAGACGCTAAGAACGTTATTCCTCAGCAAGTAGGCTATGGGCCTTTGTCTACGCCTTCTGAGTGGTCTAATGCCGCTGCTGAGACGCTTAATTCTGTGGTTGCCGCTGCTGCGCCTAGTGAGGCTGTCACTGTTTTTGCTGGTGGCGATACCAAGTTATTTAAGTTAGAGACAAACCTTAGTCTTTCTGACATCTCTAAGTCTGGTGGTTACACAACACCGTCAGACCAAAAATGGCGCTTTACCCAGTTTGGCAACCGAGTGATTGCGGCCAACGGAGGAGACAGGCTTCAGGGTTATCTCATGGGCACGTCTACGCTCTTTGCAGACCTCGGTGCTGCCGCGCCTAAGTCTAGGTATGTAACGACGGTCAGGGACTTTGTAGTCGCTGGCTTTAATAATGGGGCAACGGTCTACCCTAATCGCGTGGAGTGGTGTGCTTTAGGTGACGAGACTGACTGGACACCATCGGCTGCGACACAATCGGACTACCAGGACATCCCAGACGGTGGGCATGTCAAGGGTATAACCGGCGGTGAGTTCGGTATTGTCTTTATGGATCGTGCGGTTGTCCGTATGTCTTACGTTGGGAGCCCACTTGTATTCCAGTTCGACACGATCTCACGAGGGTTAGGGTGCATGGAACCCAACTCGATCATTCAATACGCAGGGTCGAGCTTCTTTTTGTCTGACGACGGGTTTTACGTCTGTAACGGGCAGACTGTGCAGTCTATTTCGGTAGAGAAGGTTGATCGTTGGTTCTTTAACACGGTGGATATATCGCAGTTATCCACCATGTCTGCTGCTGTAGACCCGCTTAAGAACCTTGTTATCTGGTGTTTTAAGACCGTAGACCAGACAACCGCGCTTTTAATCTACAACTTCAACTTATCAAAGTGGTCTTACGCTGAGGTGAACGTTGACACGATTGCATCTTCGACAGCAATCACAACAACCTCATCATCGGGTCTTACCCTAGAGCAACTAGACGCATACGGAAGTATTGATACGCTTCCTGCAAGCCTAGACTCATTCGGTTATACGGTGACATCGAATCTATTAACAGGGACGCTAGGCACAAAAATCGTGGCTTTCTCTGGGTCTGCCCTGACTGCAAACATTGTTACCCCAGATCTATCCTTAAACGACATGCCTTCAGTGATGACGCTGATTCGGCCTGTCATTGACGGTGGTTCCTGCTCGGTACAAGTGAACTCTCGCAGAAGGCTGAACCAACAAACAGACTTTACGGGCTCGACTTACTCCAGCAACACCGATAACCGTATCGGGTTACGCTCGGCGGGAACTTATCATCGAGTGAAAGCAATCCCTACTGGGGTCTGGTCGTCTGCGGTAGGTTTAGATGTAACTATTATTCCGCAGGGGATGCGATGATCTTCCGGACGCTACCTCCTTTTGGTGGCGACCAACGAGCCGTTGCTGAGATTGTCCGTGGCATCATGGACGGTAAGACGAATAACACCGGAACGGTAACGCTCAACACAGGAAACGCCACCACAACCACGATTACAGACGCTAGGATAGGGGTAGAGAGCAAGATTATTCTTATCCCCTACTCTGCCAATGCTTATGTAAGCGGATTGCCCTTTGGCTCGTTTTATGACGTTAACGACCAAACGGCTGCAAGCACGACTGCATCGTATGCGGTTACGCTTTCAAACACTGATTTAAGCAACAACGTCTATATTTCCAACTCTAGCCGAATCAATGTCAGGGCAGCAGGAAAATACAACCTTCAGTTTTCCGTTCAGTTTGCAAACGCTGATACGCAGATCCATGACGCTGATCTGTGGTTAAGAAAAAACGGTACAGATCTAGCGAACTCTAATTCGCAGTTCTCGATTCCTAATTCTCACGGTGGCACAGAAGGACATTTGATCGCGGCGCTGAACTTTTTTGTTGATCTTGCGGCTAATGACTACGTTGAACTTGTCTGGGCAACAACAAGCACTCAGGTTAGGCTTGAATACATAGGGCCACAGTCAAGCCCGACAAGACCGGCTACGCCTTCAGTCATTCTGACTATGCAGCACATATCAGACGGCCCTCTTATTTACGTTTCTAACGTGACGAATGGCAGCGCAACGATTACGCATTACCCAAACTCGACATCAAACATGACCTACGGGTATGTGGTGGTGGGATGAATGCAAGATACATCAAGCCCGAAGAACTTAGGAAGATTTGGCCGTTCGTTAGGGCAGGACTGGAGGTCATTCTCAAGAAAAGTCCGGAGCAGTGGATACCGGAGGACATTTACGCAGACTGTTTTGCGGGACGATCACTTCTTTGGATGTACTTTGAGGACAGTTATCCTTGCGGGTTTGTTGTTCTTCAGCCTATCGGCGATAATTTGCATATTTGGTGCGCTTATGGCAAGGGAGATTTTGATGCAGGCATGGATCATGTTCTCGTTCTTGCGAGAGAAGGTGGCGCAAGGACTATCAGCTTTGATTCGTGGCGTAAAGGCTGGGATCGCAAAGCTAAGGCGTTAGGTTTTCGGCCCCGTAAGTGGGTAAGAGAGGTTTGATATGTCTGGTGGCTCAACAAACACGGTGACGAGGACGGAATTAGACCCGTCTCAAGCCCCTTATGTCCAATATGGTCTATCCGAGGCTCAACGTCTCTACGCTACTGGAGGCCCACAAGCCTATACAGGCCAAACCTACGTTGGCCCATCCCAACAGACGCAGGCTGCGCTCTCTGCTATGCAGACAAGGGCTATGCAAGGAAACCCACTTGTTCCTTTGGCGCAACAACAGTTAGCAAGCCAGATCGGTGGAGGTCAAGCAGCAACCTTACAAGGCCAATTCAACCCTGTCTTACAAAACACGTTAAGCGGAAGTTTCCTTGGGCCTAATCCTTATCTAACTCAAGCACTACAGCCTGGGTTCGCGCAGGCTTCTCAGTCTTATCAGGACGCTATCAACCAAATGCGGTCTAGGGCTTCTGCTGCTGGACGTTACGGAACGAACGAAGCCCTTATGAGCCAAGAAGCAAGGGCACAAGGTGCGTTAGCAAATGCGCTAACTAGTCAGGCAGGACAACTTGCTTATCAGAACTACGGAGATGAGCGAGCAAGACAGATGTCTGCGCTTGGTTTAGGTGCTAACTTGTACGAGCAAGAACGAGCAAGACAACAGGCAGCGATTGGTGCTGCTCCAGGCATGGCGGCGCAGGACTACACAGATATTGCACAACTCGCACAAGTTGGTCAGACAGCAGAGCAGTACCAACAAGCGGCGCTTGCAGACGCAATCCAGAAGTTCAACTACCAACAACAACAGCCTTACTCGAACTTACAGAGTTTCTTGAGTTCTGCATATGGCGCACCTATGGGTCAGCAGACCATTC